TTATGAATTAAAAAATATATCATCAATTCGGTAAACATTAGGATATACAAGTGAAAGATGAAGATAGTTCTTAAGTATCTCATAATCACTATGCCCCATAAAAAGTCGAAGTTTTTCCATATTTCCACCATATTGCAAAAAGCTGGTAGCGAAAGTATGACGGCACAGGTGAGCATGCACACGATCCACGCCACTCAATCTTTTCAAAGTAACAAATAATTTTCTAATTGTATCATTAGTTATAGGCATATTATTACTACGATCAAGAAATAAATTATTGCTATCAGAATTATTAGTTGTAGCATAATAATTACATATACTCATATATAAAAATTTTGGTAGTAAAACAATACGATCTTTATTACCTTTAGAGTTATGTATAATAAGTCTATCTTGTTTTACATCACAGAATCGCAAATTAACAACTTCTTTTCTACGCAAGCCACAATCAAGCATTAAATGAAAAATACAATAATTTCTCAAAGAATTATAGTTATTAATAATAGCTCTATCTATTAGATTAACCTCTTCATCAGAAAGAGGCTCAACAATTGCTGCATCAGATCGGGGAAGCTTAACACCAATAGTTACATCAACATTAATATAATCTTCCTCAAAAAGCCACTTGCAAAAGGCTTTTACAGAACGATAATTAGTTCTAACAGAAGTATTTTTCATTCTATCACGTAAAAAAACAATATACTCTCTTAAAACATATTTATTAAGTTCGTCTGTATCTGAAATATCCAACCAGGAAATAAACCTTTTAAGATAAGACTTATAAAAACTTAAGGTATCTGGAGAACAATATACAGTACGATCATCAATAAATAATCTATAAGCAACATTAATATCCATTGGAAACCTCCAGCTTGTTTTTAAAATCAGTAGGATATAATTGTTTACTACGCTTGTATCTGTACATATTAGCATGATGTATATCATTATCATTTAACATGCCTAAAAGTTCAGACATATCACCAAGAGCATTCTCAGATTGATAATCAAGACCAAAACTATATAAGCTAAAATTAATAGCAGAATGCATAAACCTACTTTTCATTAAATCCCAATTAGTTTCCCTGGAATAATCACGAACTAATCTATTAGGATATTCTTTTGCAAAAGGATTATATATTTTGGCAGAACGTAATCGCTTCCAATATTCTATATAATCCCTACGTGATTTATTTTTATCACCTGAAGGCTCAACAAGTCTTAAAGTACTATGTGTAAGATAATCAGTTATAAGAGGAGTATTATCTAAAACATCATATATACGCTTAGAATAACCAAGTTTATCATTCTTAGGATGTTCAACCAAACAAAAGGATTTAGACATCTTACGCATAACCTGAAATTCATTATTCATTATTACAGTAATACGAGGTGTAAGCAAATCCGCAAGATTAGCAATAGAATCACGATTACCAGAGGCATCTTTAAAATAGCTTTGCATATATGAATAACACATATCTTTATATTCCTGGTTAGTTCCATAATCATAGTAATATTGCAAACGAATTAAGTCTAAACAACCCCAGTTGCGAAGAGAATATAAGTTAGTCAGGACATAATAATCATAACGTGATATCATATTATTAAGCAGCCATATCTTAAAAAACCATGGCTTATATCCCTGCTCAACAACTTCTTTTGTCTTAAGATATATACGCACAAAACACTTAGAATTACGTTTACCAAGGGCAACATAATCAGATTCATATTCACTATTGGCCTTAAACTTATAATGATACTGACAGTCTCTAAAACTGCTAACTTGCATAGCACTAAAATTATCAATTCTAAAAAACTTCTCAGGATTTTTTAAGTAATTTGTATGCCAGCAATAATCAACTCTGTTTTCTTTTATTTCTTGTATCTGCAAATGAAAACGCTTAGCGACAGATTCAACTATACGAAGTGAATATTCATAAGATCTGGACAAGCCAATTAACCACAATGCCTTTGAACGAATCTGCACAAGAATATGATTAGTGAACTCATTAGGAACAGACTCAAGTAAAAATACATCAAAATATTCTGGAACAGTAAGACAATGAGAAAACATACCAGCAAATGATTTTGGAGTATAAGTTACAACAACATCATTAAGATCCGGTAAATCATTAACAGGAAGAATATTATCATGTATATTTTCAGCAACTAATAATTGCATTTCCTGTAACCAATAACGAAGTTCAAGAACATTAGGATCCTGAGTACATTTACTAAAGTCATTAGAAAAAGTTACAGTATAATAAAATGTATCAATTGAATGTAAAAATTTTTTTTCTTTCTTATAAAACCAATAATTATTATTATCAGCATCAAATTCAGTTTCAATAAGTGCCATATTATCCCCCTTTATAAAATGTCCTAAAACGTCAATTTTAAGACAAAATAAAAATCGTATTTAAGCTAGTATTTATCAGCTTTAAACTCAATTTAGTTATGTATTTAAAGACCACCTATTAGATATACGTGGTCAAGCTGATTTTTTGTTGGAATTTTGCCCGGTTAAGCCTCCACTCCGGTCGGCTTTCCCTGGCAAAATTCTTATCTTATCAGCGTATAACTGTCATAAAGACTAAAATAGTAATTGCTGCCAAAGAGAAGATAACTCTTTATATGATTATCTTTCTTGCTCATTCCGTAAGCGGTATTAATACACATAAACAAGTTTCCACCAAAAGGAGCAGCGAGCAGCTTACCAAACTTTTTAAACCTGCTAACATTTCGATGCAGCGTCTGATTATCAAGAACACCACGGATCTGTTTATCAATCATCATATCATTTTGTGTTACAAGAATAACTTCAAATCCGTAATGACGATGAACAGTAAAGAACTCTATCCACTTCAATCTATCTTTTCGATTCCAGGAACGAGGGTTAAAGATTATCTGGCACTCATCCAATATAATAAGTGTCTGTTTTTCTAAAATCTGTCCTCTGGCATTACGTTTATGAAAGAGCAGCGCATAGTTAGTTAAACCATATATATAGCTGTAAATAGTGCTAGGAGTTTTATATCCCATTGATGATTTTTCAAATATGGATGTATGCATCCACTCATCGTTAGGAATATAAATGAACTTGCCTAAAGGCCTTTTATTAGACTTAGGCGGTATTATAGAAGTATTAATTTGAAGATTAGATATAACATTCATTCCGCTGCGTAGAGCTTCATATACCCTTTTAGCAACGTGATAAGATTTCCCAGAACCGGGAACACCTGTATAACATTCAATCATAATTATTCACCCCGCAAATTTAATTATTAATTAGTTATATATAATAAACATCTGTAATATATTTCTGCAGTAATATATCAGGAGATGTTATTTTAATATTTGTGATAAAGACCCTAAAATGTTTTTAGGATTTCCAAGGATAGAGCTAATTATCTTCTTAAAGTATTTGTATGTTATGTAAAGACCATAAGCCTGTACGAAGCTGCCAAATAACATAACTGCATAATCAAGAGGTATGAACCAGTTGATGTAAGGAAGATAAGCAATAAATAATTCAGCATCAAGGTCTAAAAGACCATGCAGCGGATCCGTTGGAAGTAAATTCTCTGTTATTAAGATTATTTCAGTAACAAAATAAAATGTATTAGCTATAAAGCTAATCATTAATCCGGCCAAAAGAGCTATAATAGCATTCATTACATTTCCCCCCTAAATTTGTTGTATATAAAAACAGACATTATTAAAGTGAATGACAATCTTAAAAAACTTTTAAGAACATCCGCCCAGGGTTGATAGTGAGTTAAATCAAAAGTAAGATCATATTCCTGTCCTTTTTGACCAATAAGAAAACCATAATTGTAAGTAAATTGAGGAACTTTTTCATCAACCTGCAGAACCTGAAGCCACTCATACATTTGATAAGGCACAGAGAAAGGAAACTTACCAAATAAACCATCTTTATAATCTAAAGTTGTAGAAGTATCTGCATAAGTACTAATATCTGAATAAGATACATAAGCAGCAGTAGAAACATTAGCAGTATCCGGATTATTAGTTATATTTTTACCATATAGAATTGAATATTTAAGATTGTTAAACATAGTATTAAAACAATTCTTAACGTCTGACATAGTATACTGATTGCCTTCGTCATCCTGAGTTTTAACAATATCCCTTATATCTGTTGTAACTCCTAATATTTGCATAAGAATTTGATTAGTACCAGATACAGATTCTAATAAAGCATCTAATTTATTATTAGTCTGCTGGGTGTTATCACCAATATCATCAATTTTTCCGGAAATAGAATCTAATGCTTTATCGATTGCTTTCTGCAGCTCATCTGCAGACATGCCATCTTTTTTATTATTAATAGAATCAATAAGTTCATCCATCTTAGAACCAATGTTATCATTCATATTATTAATGCTTAATTTAATATCTTCTCCAGCTTCTTCTACTTTAGATGAAAGATAAGCGTTTTGTGAACCATGTACATAATTATACAAAGATTCATAACTAGACCATACTTTAAAAGGCATATCAGAATCAGAATAATAAGAAACATTGCCACAAGAATAAGTACCAGAATGAATTATCAACTTAGAATTACGCAAAGGTGTCAAATTATTAAACATTAAATTAGTAGGAACTATAGAAGAACTAGAAGAATAATAAGTAACATAGTCCCAATCTAAAATATCAAAATTAGAATTAATAACAACAATATTAGAGCCATCAACAAAATAACCATCTTTACCATTCCAATAAAAATAAGAAGGAGTATCTGAAAAAACATAACGAAACACAGCCCGAACGCCACGATAATCAATACAAGAAAATACATATTCTCTATCTTTAATATCAACATAATCAGATTGAAAATCCTCTTCATGTTCATACTTTGTTTTAATAGAAGATATAAGAGATTGAGGAGTTCCAGCAGGTTCATAAACAATCAAACCTATAGAATCATAATATCTTTCCTTCAATTCTTCACGTAGAGCAGTAACCTGATCAGCAAGGAGTGTAAGATCTCCAGTCTGAGGGTCATATTCGATTGCATTAAGATAATTAACATTCCCAGTTAATTCATCATAAAAATTTGTTAATAATTCAGAATCACCATTTGCTATAACACCAACGGCACCCATCATTGTACGAACTAAAGTATTATTAGATGCATTAGCTGTATAAAGACGTGCCAAATGAGTTAAAGCATTAGAGCATTGTAAGAATTTTTCAAGCTGAACATCAGACATTTTAATCCCAGTTTTACTATCTGAAAAAAACCAATTATATGTAGAAGTTGGAGAGTATTGAAATAATAATCTATGATCAGAACCATAAATATCACCATGATTCATAACAGCATCATGAGCTTCACTGGCAGATAAAGAAGGTGAATTACTAACAGCAGTATCATAAGTTATAGATAAAGTGAAATCATTATCAGCTGCATAAGAGAATACAGGCATATAAGTTATAATACTAATCGTTAAAATAAAAAAACACATGCAAACTGATAAAAATTTCTTCATAAATTACCCCCTAATAAAAAAGACAGACAAGATATTAATCTTGCCTGTCCTCTGAATTATTATTTATTTTGCTATTATAATAATTGGTTTTAACATCCAGATACTTAAATAATTTGCGTACCAGGATAACAACAAATGATACAATACCAACTATAATTAATAAAATAAAACCAATATTAAATATAGTGAATATTGAATTCCACATATCTAATTGAAATATAATAAATCCCCCCCTCTGATAATAATACCGGCAAGTAAATATTAACACCAGGATGGCTATTTATCAATACTTTTATTTTCACATGGAAGAGTGTAATCAACATATCCATCTTCCAGTTCTATGCCTTCAAATGTACAATCTTTTACTTCACAATAATCAACATGTGTAAAAAAAGAACACTTTTTACATTTTTCTAACTTTGATTTAAGCTGTCTATGATATCCATCTATATAGTTAGCAACAAAACTAATCAAAATACTTATATTAACTATAAAATATGATATTATAAAACCAGAACAATCAAAGAAAGGTGAAAATATAGATATAAAAGTATCTACAATAAAAAAAGTAAAACCCGGCATTATAAGGCATACAACAATTAAAGATTTAAAATTATAATCCAGATATTCCCATTCAACATCATATTTCTTTAAATCAAGCTTTTTCATCCTGCATCACCTCTTGATATGTTTTCTTAGCTGCTTTCTTAAGCTTTTTTGCTTCAACACGTTCTACGTGATACCCGGATATTATTTCTAATATTTGATGTGACAATGGTTCTGGATAATCATATTGTTTTGCAATATGTCCTACATACTTTCTTATCTTCCTGGCATTTAACCAGGTGAGAAAAAAGAGCAGCAATAAAATATATCCCATTATTTTTTGACTCCTATCTATATAAATCCCGCAATTTCAATGTTCGAGGATGAACATAATCGCTTATGTTCATCAAGTTTTTAACAGCAATACAAGATTAGTGTGCAAGTTTTCTAAAGAAGTTTACAGCTAATGCAATGCCAACAGTTAAAGCCATTACCTGTAATCCCATAGGAAGTACAGCAGTTATGCCCTCTGTTGCACCAGTTACAACATCAGTGCAGCCCTTTGTTATAGCATTAATAACGGTAGTACCTAATACAGAAGAACTCTGTTCCATATAAATTACCTCCACGCAAAAATATTTATATATCGCATATGCGTTATATACTTTAATTAGTAGGCTTAATTATTCCTACAACAAGATAAAATATCTTTCTGGCGACTAATCCGATTAAACAACTAAGATTGGTAAGCCAGAAACCAAGTTGAAAACCAAATAAGAGAAGTTCGTTTAATTGCTCCATATTACTTTACTACCTCCCGAATATATACCAGAAGCCGAGAGCTATCAGGCATCCAAAGACAGCTGACAATATTACAATCAGATAACTTATAAATACCAAAACATCATCTTCCTGATGTGTTTCTTCTGGAGTTGTTGTCGTGTCTGTTGTTTCTGTAACATTTTCTACAGTGTTGGATTCTGCGGCATATATAGTATTAACCGGACTACCTGTAACAACTATTAGGATTATAAGCAGTGTATATATAACCTTTTTCATAAATCGAACTCCTTGGATGCCCCCGCCGCTTAAAATAAAAGTCATACATGTTATATGTACTTTCTCTAACAAACGGTTTTTTGGTTTAAGACGGACGCTAAATCTAAGACCCCAGTCTTGCTCTGCGCAAGCCTCTCCCCATTGGGACCCGTCTTAGATTTTTAACGCTGTCATTAGAGCCTGCGGCGGTTTGTAGGAAAAAAGCAGCAGTGTAACATATTAAACATACGGGATGCGGCGGGGGCATCTACTTTTAGATTAACATCCGCTGCATATAACATAATAAAAGTTACTGTAAGCCAGAGGATTTATATTCTGTCGCTACTTCGTTTTGCTGCTTTACACTGTATTTTTTTCTTTGTACAGAAGTACGTATTCTAACAACAACAAAAATAAGAATAAGAGCAACCCACAAAATTGCATTAGCGAAAAAAAGCCACTGGTTAACTTGTCCTATTGTAAATAAAGCAACCATTTTAACCTCCCTTATACGCTTCTTATAGCTGCATTAGCTCTAAACTTCCCAGTTAGCAGTTAATACAGTTATTTAAACATACAAGGCATACACCCAGGGGGAAGAGTCCACCCCCTGAATGTTAAATCCTGTAGTTAATCATGCGGGGTATAACTACCATTTTTAAAGCTGCATCTTGCCTATACAGCACAACAAGATAGCAACCCCAATAGTAATTATTTATTTTGAAGGTTTAGCACCTACAAAATCCAAGCCTTTAATAAAAAGTGTCTGCTTGCCACCGCTGTTTTTCATTCCATATACAACTTTGGCTGTCGCAGGAAGTCCCTGTGCCTTAGCACGTTCATAGAAATCAACTGGCATACGTTCTTTTACTGGAACATATCCAAGTTCTCCGCTGTCAGGATTTTCAGATGTCTGATTAATATCCTGGGTAGCGATATAACTCATTGTGCAACCAATTATATGACTTCCATCCTCTGATGCTATGTCATATGGTTTTCCTACGCTTAAAACAATAACAAAATCTTCCATTTTATCTTCCTTTCTAGCCTATCTTGTCAAACGCCAGCCGGCCATTACTGGCATGACTACATAAGTGAACAGCTTATGTAGTTTCGAAATATATTAAGTAAGGGAAATAATATAGATGCTGCAATATATTAATCAATTAAAATTGAATTATCTTTTATTAAAAGAGGATGATTATATTGCAAATTAACTTGTAAAGATGTTAATTTACAAATTAAGTTATCAACATAATCAATGTCAGTACAATTCTCTGAAGCAACAAGCTTAGATAAAAAATAACGAATATCTGCTAAATCCTGACAAGTAATTAAATTATTATTGTTCATATATACCTCTTTCCACCTTGCTTCGTACATGGACGAATTGACAAGGATTTGATATAATATAGTGTTAAATAACAAACTTAAAAAAGACATTGTTAGCGGCTAATATCTTTTTTAAGTTCTTATTAAGTATTACAAGTGTATTATATTCCCATTTGTGAACTAAGTCAATAAAAATATTCCCAAATGTGAATAATCTGAAAGGGGTAAAATGACAGTAAATGAAAGAATATTTAACCTAATGGAACGAGAAAACATAAAAAATGCAGATTTAGCAAAACATTTAAATGTAAAAAACAATGTAATAACAAATTGGAAGACTAGAGGAACAGAACCACCAATAAAATATTTAGTTCCCATATGTGAATTATTAAATGTGACAATATATGAATTATTAGATATAAAAGATAAAAATGATATACAAGCAGCATATGATAAAGCAGATCCAGCAATACAGGAAGCTGTTAGAAAGTTATTAGATATAGAAATGGAAAAAACAACAATAAAAGAGCTGGAAGAGGAACACGAATTAATAAGTTAGAAGACTGGAAAAAGAAACACCATTTGACATAAATATAAAAATATATTAATATAATATTGTAAATAAAGGTGTTACCGATAGACGGTTTAGCCTTTGATTATAGGATTAAAAATAACCGCTAAGTTTCGCAGACAGGGCGGTTATTTTTTTGGTTTGTTAATAGTATAAACAAGTGTCAAAACTGAACACAACATAATAACAAAAGTAAACAATTCGTTATATGTAACCATGGCTATCACCTCCCTTCGGAGCTAATAGCTAAACCGCCTACCGTTATGGTAACACCCAGATGCTATATTAACATACAACAAATCGTTTAGCAAATACGACTTTTAATCTAGGTGTCCCGGGTTCGAACCCCGGTGGGCTCATTAAGATGGGAATGGTTGAAAAGCCATTCCCTTTTTTCTTTTCGTGCCTACTGACTAGGAGGGGAACGGTCGTCTTGTGAAGAAATTCATTCTTTATTATTTCCATGCATTAATTATTGTGATTTTGAAAACCCGCATAAACACTGGGAATGTTTGTGGGCAAGTTGGGCACTTTTGTGGCACTTGGTGTCAGGGGGAGTGGAATGATTGAGAATTGTAGTTTTAATTTGGGTGAGTTTTATGTTAAAATGGGTAAAATAAATCGAAGTTTTTAG